GTCATCAGTGGTCTGGCGAGGTAGCTCGGTCGCTCCCTCTTCGAGGTCGTGCGTCCCTGGATCAGACAGGTCATAGCCGTAACGGTCTCGAAACTCCCGCAGGTCCGGCGCCGTGACAAGGGTTGGCCGTAGGAGCAGCCGGTAGGCGGTGCTGTGGATGGTACGGACCCACGGTAGCTCATCTCGGGCCAGACTGAAGCGCACCTCAGCCCGATTCAGGAACTCCGTCCGAGCTGCCCGAGTGAAGGTGACGACCGAAACCGCAGCGGCTGGCACGCCTGCTCGTAGCTCGCGTTCAAAGCGCCCCAGCAGGGCCGTGGTCTTGCCGGTTCCGGGTGGCCCTAGGATCGGCTCGACCGTGCCCCGGTAACACCCCACGGGCATCACCGGCGGCCTCCAGGGGTGGCCGGATTTGCCTTAGTAACGCGCGCGAGGCTAGTGAAACAGTTTGAGGTGATTTCTTTGTTACCCATTCTCGGGCGTTCAAAACGAGGAGATGACTCACGATTGTCATCTTGGTAACAAAGTGACAGCGTTTGGTGAGTTGTGCCCCTTGAGGTGATTTCGTTGTTCCACTTCCCTCGCGCGCGTATGAGGGTGTTTTCGGTCATGCTCCGGCCTCCACCCAGGCCCTCACGGTCTCGCGTTGCTCCGTGCCGACCTTGACCGTCTTCGACTCGAAGCCGCAGGCCCGCAGATGGGCGCACAGTTCATGTGGGCGCAGGTTCACACCGAGATCGTGTAGCGGCTTGAGTAACGGCCCGGCCTTGACCAGGCGATGACCCTCATCATCCGCGAGTGCCTTGCCGGCATCGAGGTCGTCAGGTTCTTCGCCGAGTGGCAGGCGGGTGATGAGGGACTTGATCTCGGATCGAATCCATTCGGTCTCGTTCGCCTCAGATGGCTGTTCGAGTTCCTTGGCCTGCGCCATCCAGCCATTGACGAGTTCACGCCAAACGTGCTGTTCGCGCTTACCTGGGAGCCGCGGGATCCGGCGAACAGCGTTAGCGTACACGAGGCAGAATCGCTCCGGCGACAGGAGCTGTTCCGTGCTGAGCTTGATCTCCACTCCTCCTGTCGTGATCAGGTAGACAGGGGGATTCGACGTGTAGACGCGGATCGAGTCGATGGAAAAATCGACGGCGTCGGCGACGGACTTCTGTTTTTCGGTTTTCTCGCGCTGAACAATGCCAATCGCCCACACCGCAGTGCGGGCGCAGTACTTCTGGCCCTTGCTTCGCGCGGCGTCATCGGGCCGGTGCCATACCGCTGTGGCTAATTCGCTCGGATCGATGATTCCGGCGCGCGCCAACATCAGAGCGAGGCTGGCGTCGTAGCCGCTCGAAGTCGTGTCCAGTCTCCCTCCGTGGCCGTTCATGGCAGGCTTTCCGCGACCCTCGAAGATGGCCTGCAAACGGGGTCGCTCAAGCAGCCGTTGCACTACCGGGCTGATCTGGGCGCCAATTCCAACGCCCGCGGTCTCTTCGGGCGAGATGGTTACCGAGGGCAGGACATCTTCGACCGGCGGAAGCACGTCTTCGAGCTCGCTCGGGTTGTACCGACGCGCGATCTCGAGTACCTCGAAGGTGACGGGAACCGCCGGCTCAGGAGGACTCTTCCAGGTCCCCTTGCGGTTGGCTGTCGTCGGCAATCGCAATAGCCGGGCTGCATCAAAGGCATGGTCGCCGCCGACGGCATGCGCGAGGCGCTTGGACAACCGCTCGAGAGTCGCGGCTTCCTCGTCTTCCTTGAGCAACCAGTAGCAGTGGATTCCGTGTCCGCTGCGAACGATGACCGATGGTGCCCAGCCGACGCGCTGCAACTGCTTGCGCGCTTCATCCTCGCCTCCCTGGAAATCGCGAAAGTCGATATCGGTCCAGACGACCGAACTCGCAATGGCGTCCTTGGCCTTGCCGCGATTCCGCTCGACGCGGGGCAGTACCCCGTAGTAGACAGCGGCGCGATGATTATCGGCGAGCTCGTTGAGCTGCGGCAGCGCCGCGACGAGTTTGGCTGGTCGGTCGTACCAGCTTCGGCGCAGGACCGCGCCGTCCTTGCGATCTTCGATCACGCGGATCTCGATCCAGCCGCCAGCGAAGAGCGCCTCGAGAAAAACGGTGAGCTGTTCGATCTCGGTCACAGGATCATCCGTTCCGATGGATCTTGCAGGTCACAACACGTCACGATCCGCGGGTAGTCGCCGCTCAAGTCGACAACGATGCGGGCGGGCACCTTGAAGTTGTCGCTAGCCCCCAGGGCTTCGCCGACCGTCTCGAAGGTCCGACCGCATCGTTCATGGAGCCAGCGTCGAGCCTTCTCGCCGGCATAGCCAGGGTGCTCGACGCAGACCCATTCGCTGAACCAACGCAGATCTACGTAGTAGTCGACCCGCAGACTATCGGGCTTGCCGATCTTGCGGTGGCGCGAGTAGGCGACGCTTGCCACCTCGAGCTCCTGAATAGTCGTGCCGTCGCTCATGACGGGCAAGGGACTCGCGTGTGACGCGTGGGTAGCACGTTCCGTTGGTGGCGGGAACTCGTAGCCGCAGTCCGGGCAGGCTCGGGCGCTGATTGGGATCACGCTGTGACAGGACGGGCATTCGCGCACCGGCGGTGCCTGATCGCGGTGCTCGCCAGGGCGTCGCACTCTGACCATGTCGATTGGACCATGACGAAGCACATTGCCCGCGAAATCGAGCACGAGCGTGTTCTGTTTCGATGGATGCAGGCGCATGCCACGGCCGATCATCTGGACATAGAGACCCGTCGACAGCGTCGGGCGCAGCATGACGATCGCGTCGATGTTCGGGGCATCGAAGCCAGTGGTTAGAACGTTGACGTTGGTCACGGCCTGTAGCGCGCCGATCTGCGGGTCATCCCGAAAGGCGGCGAGCGTCCGATCGCGCAGGTCACTTGCCATGTCGCCAGTTACGCAACCGACGGCCACGCCGGCACGACGCAATTCCTGATAGACGTGCTGCGCGTGCAGTACGCCGCAACAGAAGACGAGCCACTTGTGCCGAACGGCGCAGAGCGCGACGATCTCGGCGACCGCAGCCTTGACCAGTTCGTCGGCGTCCATTACGGGCTCGAGTTCGTTGGGTACGAATTCGCCGCCGCGTACGTGCACGCTCGAGAGGTCGGCTCGCGTCACGCCCATCTTCGACACGAGCGGGCAGAGATAGCCGTCACGGATCAGACTGAGGATGTCGGCCTCATAGGCGATGTCGGTGAAAATCCGTTCATCGCCTTCGTGCAGGTAGCCAGAGTCGAGCCGGTACGGTGTCGCGCTCATGCCGATGACGCGCAGATAAGGGTTGATCTGGCGAAGTCCGGCGAGCAGGGTGAGATACATCCCAGCGCCGCTGCGGGGCACGAGGTGACATTCGTCGACGATGACGATGCCGACATCGCCGAAGATGTCGGCGCGCTGGTAGACGCTCTGCACACCTGCGATGGTGATCTGTCGGACTTCGCGCCGTTCGAGGCCGGCCGAATAGATGCCAACTGGCGCCTCGGGCCAGAGAGCAAGCAACTTCTCGAGGTTCTGCTGCAGCAGTTCCCGAACGTGCGAGACGAGCAGGAAGCGCTCTTCGGGATAGTGCGCCAGCGCCTGCTTGAGGAAGGCCGCCTGCACAAGGCTCTTGCCAGACGCCGTAGGCAGGACGATCAGAGGCGAGCCGTTCTGCTCGCAGAAGTAGCGCAGCACTGCGTCGACAGATTCTTGCTGGTAGGGGCGGAGCGTGAAGGTCACGCGACGCCTCCTGAACACAGCCCCTCGGCCGCCTTGGTGAGCCCGTCTGAGCGATACGCCGGGCCATTGATGGCGGGGAACCCCGTCGCACCGCAGTTGGCGAAGTAGTCGCCTCTCGTCGTCTGATAGACAACGAAGTCGTCACCGAGCTCTACAGGTGCTCCGCAGCTTACAAGCGAGGGAATGAATAGATGGTTGTCGCAGCCGCGCTGCAGCAACGGGGGAATCTCGTGACCGTCGCGCATACACCGCCAGCGCGCGTCTGTGCCTTCTGTGAGGGGTACTGCGTGCAGGCACGTCCGGCAATTGATGGCTGGCAGCGCGCCCTCGCACACAGCGCGGTAGTCGCAGAACTGGCACCGATCATCGGCCTTGTGTGGTGGTTCGGTCGCCGTGATCACGCGCAGGGCCTTCGCGCGCGCTTCCTCGAACAGTCGTGCGTCGAAGGCGATGCGCTCACAGTAGATGTCGTCGGTGTCCTTGCAGACGGCGAAGTAGAGAGCGCGGGTGAGTTCCGCCCACCCCATGTAGACTTGCATCTGGGTGAGGTGCTTCGGATGAGCCCGCTGCACACCGAACTGTCGGAGTTCGGAGAACGAGCGCGCGTTGTGCGTCTTGGCCTCGAGCAGGTGCCAGGTCTTCTCGGCCCCAGGGACGTTCAGCACTGCGCCGTCAAGTGAGCCGGAGAAGTGGCCGCCGTGATCGCCGTACCAGAACTGTCGTCCCGACGTTGGGTCGACCTCATGCACCGTGCAGCCAATGGCGCGTAGGTTTTCGAAGATGCGTGACTCCTCGAGCTTGCCTGTCTCGAAGAGGCGCAGCATGCGGCCCGGCGGAATGGGTCGCGCGCACCACCGGTAGCCGTACCAGAGGGCCCGTTCGCATGTGCGACCGATCTGGCTTGCGCCGAGGTGTCCGCGTGGGCGGACGTTCTGTTCTTGCTGCTCGTACGCCGCGAAGATGGCGGTTGCGACCGGCGACTCGTTTTGTGCCAAAGCGACCATGCTCCTCCCCGAACCGAGGACGTGGACTGCTGTGCGCTACAGAGTCAGTAGCGCGACCCGACCAACACTAGGTGCGCCAGGGAGGCCGGGCCGGCATCGCAGGCGGACCCTGCGGGGCGGGCGCAGACTGCGCGCTCGTCGGGGCGTTCGGGGAGGGAGTGGGCGCGCTTGTCTGGGCCGAGCCGTTGCCGTTGATGGACTTGTAGCCCTTGACCTTGTTCGTCAGCTCTCCCGTGTCGTTGCGCTTCTCGACGCCGACGCGCAGCACGAGAGGCTTGCCGTGCAGCTCAGCACTGTCGCGCGGACGCAGCACACCAGCGGCGCGACAGATGGAAGACAGCTCGCGCTCGGCGATCTCGACGGCCTCCTGGCTCGGATTCTTGAGGTTCAATCGCGACCACAACTTGCGTCCCTTGTACTCGCCGTCGATGATCTCCCAGGCGAATTGCAGGTACGAGCCGTTGCCGTTCTTCGTCGGTTTTTCTTCCGAATCGACCGCGATGGCCTGGTATTCACCGGCCGGGATCGGGTCGAATTGCTCCATGGGCTTGTGACTGCTGGCATCGAATCCGTTCATGGCGACCATCGGCTATTCTCCTTGCTCCAATTGAATGACGGGGGCGATAGAGATTGATTGCTCGGCTGCACTCGTCGACTGTTGCAGTGCCGTGGCGAACGCCTCCCACTTGAGCGGGATCACGTCCGGCATCGGGTAACGGGTCTTGGCATCGAAGGCGGGGCAACGCGAGAGGTACAGCACGCGACCACCAACGCTGAGGGCGCGTGCGGCCTTCTTGTTGAAGCCCACGTCTTCGCGCTTGATGATCATCTCTTGCGCCGCGAACCCGAGGACATCGACCCACTCGGTCACCACGGGAGCTGCCTTTTTGTCGAGCTTGAGACTGAAACGGTCGTAGGGCTCCGACGTGGGATCGTCAAAACGACGCACTTGTGAGTGCGCTGTGAGCACGACCATCATCTGCCGCTGATTGCGGAGAGCGTCGAGCCCTTCGAGAATGTCCCGCAATCGGTCGACGGCGTACTGGTAGCCCTTGCCGTACCCGAACCCCTCGATCGAGGCGTGCCCGCCGGACCTCGCGACGTGCACCCAGATCAGCGACTCCAGCCAATCGAGCGAATCGAGGACGACGGTCTGGTAGTCGTGAGGGTCAGAGTAGAGGACGGCGATCATGTCGAGCACGTCCTGAAAGCTGCGTGCGAGTGGGAAGTGCGGTACTCGCAGCGCGCCGCGCCCTTCCTCGGTGAAGATGACGATCGGCTTCGGTGCCGAGACGGCCCAGCTTGTCTTACCGATGCCTTCGGGGCCGTAGATGAGGATCCGTGGCGGCGCGATGCCTTCTGGCTGCTGAATGGACTGCAGGTTGATCATGGACACACTCCTTCGGCGTGACACTCGCGTTCTTCAGTGCAGCGGCCTTCGGCGTCGGGTATGAAGGCCGGGCACAGGCAGGCCGGGACC